TATTGAGAATACCATTAAGTATATAATTAATCTGTCTTTTCTCTCGGTAGACTGATTAGTAACACACCTGCTGGTTAGGCTTTACTTTTGGCTCTTACATTCTAAAAGCTACTTATTTTTTACTACTCTCTAGTTAGATTTCTTATAGCCAGCTTACCCTTGCGAAGAAGCATCTATGTCGAGCATAGTCATAAGCTTGTTAATTCAAGCTCTGGTTTACCTATAGTAGTTTGTGCTGTTTGTAATAAGTCTTTTGGCTAGTGCCTTCAAAACAGCAAAATAAGGACTTAAAAACTGTAAAGGACTTAAATTTCGGATTTCATAACTTTACGGATTTCATAACATTAATTGTAGCGTATTTCAATATGAGCTGAATTGCCCATACTCTATGCTCACATAACATAGTTACTCCAATTATTAATAGAAAACTCACCAAACAGGAATCCTCTGTTCTGGTTACTAAAAGATAGTCAGTCTTTTTACTAATATCGTGGAAATGCATGCAATATCTCACCACTATGGGTTTGTTGATACTACATCATTGATTCTCCAGCTTGTGTTGCTTATTATGCCTAATAAGCCTCGTCCTAAACACATGACTTCCCTTTTGACACAAGTATAAGGGTGTGTACCTTAAGTCCTGCTCTTCGGACCAAAAGGATTTTTTAATTTATTAAATATTAACAATGAATTCTCTCTAACTCTAAGTTGACTAATGCTTTGGTCTTTGCTTCAGTGTGCAGTGTGCTGAGATTCCGAGGTATTGTTTCAACCCCAACGTATTGTGAGCATTAGAGAGTTTTCAGAGCTTATTGAAGGCTCCTATTCATTGTTTTTACCAACAGATGGCTCGGTTTTAATCTTCTGCACCCAGCTGTAACACAATTAGAAACATCTTATTTATCCCACGCAGCTTTTCACCGTATTTTTATAGGATTTCTCCCTATGTGGAATTTTCTAATAAATAAGACTTGGCTAATGTTCGTAAACTACAATACAGTTAATTACTCTGGTTTGTATGTGTTACAACTGCCTACTTAATATCAAGTAGGGATAGTGCAGATTATTACATAAATTCTTTAACCTTACGGGGCTAAAGAGTATGGGTTGTTTCTATTAATTACTTTTTCCTCACTCCAATAAATGACAGTGAGTGTTACATGAAGTCTTTTTAACTCATGTTCTGAAATACTGATACTCCAGATGTCTGAGGCTTTGACCTTGTAACCAACCTCTTTTGTTGTGTCAGCATCTAATGTGCTGAGGTCATCCGTGTAGAAGTCAAACACTGTGATATGCTTATTTGGATTTGCCATAATATGTTCTCTCGCTGTTAATTAATTGAAATAATTGTAAAAGGCCCGCAATTACCTACCTGGCATTTACCATATAAGGTATATTCTACACCATCATTTCCAGCAATAGTAGTCTTTTGACCTTGAATTGAGGATGGTATTTGTTCAGTTATTGTGCCAGTAATTATGGCACCCGACCATTTGAATGTAATCTTTTTCATGATATATGTCTCCTTATTTGTTAATTTTGCTATATTAATTGGCCCCAAAACTCAATTTGAGGCTTTTTTTGACATGTTTTTTATTATATCTTTATATCCCTGGGACACATAGATATAACATTATATTCGACACATTAGTAATATATAATGTACCATCAAGTCCACATATATGAACTTTATTTCCATTAATATACTCTATTGTACCGAATCTTTGACCTGAATCAGTCAAAAATATAACTTCTGTTCCTACCATATAGTCTCTGTATTTATTTTATTATCCTTCTGCACTCAGTTGCAATATCATAAGGCGTTAAGTAAGGCTTCTCGTGCTTATGTTGTACTAATATACCTATAGTATATCCCGTTATATTACAACTGCTCACCCTTTGGAAGTGAGAATGGTATGGTGCATTAATTCTTTTATTCTTCTTTTTTTCTATATCCTATATCCTATATCAGCCAATTAAAGGAAGAGTATGGTCACCACCAAACCATACTCTAAGAATAATTAGCTACGAGAAACTAAGTACTCTATTCCTTCAATTAACCCAAAAGGGGGCGAAGCCCCCAATTGTCATCCGCCCTTGGTTTCAGGAATTGCATTGTTTTTAACAATACCAGCACGGAAATTGGCATACTCTTCCTTCTGGTCTCCGGTAAGAGATTCCTGATATGCGTCCTCTGGGGATTCATTCACAAAGTGAAAAATCCTCCGTGAATTCCCTTCAGAGCCGTCCTTCTGTTTGAAGGCTGGCACGGGAATTTTGGTGATGTCATAACCCGTGAGAACTGCCCCTGCCTTTGCCTCGGGGTCAAAATACTTAGCCCAAGCCCTGTTAGAGGCGAAGACGCCTCTTGTGGCTGACTGGGCATTTGTGGCAGGACTGAAGCCCAGATTGACACCTCCGCTGATGGTGATGAAACCCTCAACTACAATGATGTCCCTTCTTGTCCAGGGACGCTTGGTGTCTTCATTGATACCGGAGGTAATTTTACCTAACTCAACTACCTCAATGGCAGGAGTGTAAACTGTGTTTGAATTCTCAATTTTCATAAGAATAAAGTTTAAATGTTTAATGTTTAAATGAATAGACTCCGGGGGTGGTTCCCTTTGTCCAGAGTCTAACCGGGTGTGCGATTTAGTTGGTACCTAAACATGCATCCTTATAAAAAAATCCTGAAAATAATTAAAATTTCGAGGTTCTAAAAAAATTTTAAAAAAAATTTGCTTTTCTCGTTTTTATTTTGTATATTTGTATACTTTCAGATTTGTAGGACATCAAATCAAAAAAACCTGTCTAAACTTCTATGAACCCCATAGTTGGTACAGGTACATTAAACTTTGCAAAATAGTCGAAATTTAATAAAAAATTTAAAGAGATTCTGAAAAGTGCGAAGTTTAAAAAGCGTTAGGGAATGCTTCTAAGGTAGCAATATCTTAGTTTTTGAGGGGTTCCCTCTATTTATTAGAGGTTCATACAGGTAGGGGAAGGACTTTAGAACTATGTAAAATTAATAACAATTATGATTAGTGAAGAAAAATTAGCATCAATAAATCCAATGAAAGGTTGGATACTTATCAAGGTAATAATGAAGAAAACTACATTATCTGGACTACATATTCCAGATTCTGCATTAGAATCTTCTAAAGAAAGAAAAGAAAATACAAAAGTATATTTGGAAAAAGTGTCTAATATTCAAGACGATTCTGGACAAAAATATGCAGATCTTAATCCTTATTTAGGCTGTGAGCTGTTTATGGATAGTGCGCCTATGCTTTTTGTAGATAAAATAGAAACAGATGATTACATTATAGAATATGGGCTTACAAGACAATCCAACATTGTAGCTATCTTAAAATAAGATAATGCGGGGTGGGGAAGTGATTATCCCGTGAGGTTCATTACCTCAAGATCGCAGGTTTGAATCCTGCTCCCGCATCAAATTAAATTTATGAAAATAGTTAAACACTATTCGTCAGATCAGGAAAAATTTAAAGCAAAGCTAATAGCTTTAAATGGATTAATTAATCTGACAGATGCCGAAATAGAAATGCTTTCCTGGTTTCTTTATTTCAGAGAAAAGTACCACGACGATAAATCTGTAGTTACCTTTCATTCTTTCATAAGAAAGAAGGTAATGGGAGAATTAAATATGTCTGCTCAAAACCTGACCATGAAAATTCAAGGATTGAAAAAGAAGGGAATAGTTGTTTCTGCCAAAGATTCTGGCCTGGAGCTTGAAATAAATTCCTCAATATTAAAGCTTATGTCACAAAATGAAGTAACTATTGTATGGCAATTCCGAGAAAAGTAATAGAAGAACTATATGAGAAATTTGAGAGAAAATATCCAAAGGAAGTGCTTGACAAAATTCTATGGCAGCAATTTGAATTCTGGATAGAAGAGATGAGTTCAGGAAGAAACAATAACATAAGAGTACCATTCATTTTTAAATCATTTATACCCGAATACAAACGTAAATTATATGGATACAAACCATCAAGACCCACAAAGTCAGAAGCCCGTGCAGAAGAGCTTCTTAGAAGAAATATTGACAAGTCCAAGAGCACACAGAAGGAGAGTACAAAAGAATCTGGAGAAGAATCACAAGAAGATGATGGACAAGATATTCAAGACTGAATATGGGAAATTCATAGTAACCAGACATAAAAACTATTTTGAGTGGGAACAGTTCTTTGTGGAGCAATCTCAGAGTAATCCAGAGTTTGTTACTTCACTGGAGGCCAGAATAATTCAAACAGAAAGCCTCTTAAGCTTTTTAAACAAGCCTATAGAGTGGAAAGATACTTTAGAGGCAGCTTTAAGATATAAATTTCTCACAGAAAAGTCCTACTCAGGAAATTGGAGTAATGGGCTTCAAACTATGGAAACAAGAAGATGATAGATCTTAAAGTAACTGTATATTCTCAGATAGAAGAGAAGCTTCCAAATAGGTGGTTCAGAAAAAAAAGTACCAGACTAATTGATGTTGAGGATCAGGTAAGATTTGTAATAAATGATCCTGCCTGTATTCTATATATTAAAGAAGATGCTGAAGATCCTTCAAGGTGCTTCTTATATTTAACAGACATAGGTTGGGTTTTAGCAGACAAAAATATAGAAGAAATTCTAAAGTTTAAAAACGCCAGAGGAGATAAGGCAGGATTTTATGGTAACAAAGACAGATCTTAAAAAAGAGTTTCTATTCAAAGAAGAAGATGGAAATCTGTACAGAAGATATGGAAATGTAGTTCTTGTTGTAAAGGCTACAAAATTAATGGTAAGATCCAGAATAATAATGGACCTAGACTATGTAACAAAGAAAGAGCTGAGAGCTATTATTAATAGGATTATTAACGCCAATGTTTGAATTTTTTGACTACAGAGATGGGAGACCTATTGTAAGACCAGATCTGTTAGTACTATCCCCATTCAGGGAAATTTATGCAAAGGATAAATCCAAAACAAAGGAAAAGGCCGTAAAAGACCTATCCTTTGTTTATTTTTATTCCTACTATAAATCTCCTTACTCTGTATATGCAGATCCGGAAAGAAGAAAGAAAGAGGTCTGTAAAGCCGTCTACAGAGATGAGCAATACCCTGTTTCAAAAGAGGTGTTGGATGCCTGTAATGAGTTTGAGAAACTCCACGAAACTGTATCAATGAAGTTATTGAAAGCAGCTAAATCAGGAGCATTAAAGCTATCGGACTATTTTGAAGAAACAGTTGCAAATCCTGCTTTAGGTGATGATCAGATAACAAATCTGTCCAGAAATCTTGAGAAGATAGGTAAAATTATAGAGTCGTTGGATAAGCTGGAAGATAAGGTTAAAAGAGAACAAGCCACTAACACCAAAATACGTGGAAGAGGTGCAGGCTCAGCTGGACTATTAGAAGACTATCATTTATGAGACATTTTTCAGGAACAGATGCCTTAAGAGCATCAGCTATACATTTTCAAAAGCATGGAACATACTGTCTGGCTCCCTATGGTACATCAGATTATATGGACTTTTGGAAAGAAGAATTCAGAAGATGTAAAGAAGGATTTTCAGCTAATGGCATTAGTATAACCGGAGATCATTATCACTATCTTAACTATTGTCCCATAAAAAGAGTTTTCATTGATACTATAGACGGAGTTAAGAAATTAAGATCCAGAGATGCTGATTTAGAATTTCCAGATTTCAGAGATGGGAATTATCAATTCTTTTGGTGCAAGCAAATAGCTTTAGAGGGAATTGATAATCCAGATTTCTATTCTTCCCTGGGTTTGGGAGTAAGCATACCAGATTTATCTGGAGGAAAAAATCTTTGGGTTATAAAAGCAAGACAGAAAGGATTTTCATTTATGAACGCTTCTTTGCTGGCAAACAGATACTTTCATGTTAAAAACTCTTTGTCAGCTACAACAGCCTTTGAGAAAAAATATGTTAATTCTTCTATGGGGATGTTTGAAGAGTATATGAACTTTCAGAATCAACATTGTGCCTGGGCTAAGCCAGCTTTAGTTTCAAAAAGAGGTGAGCACTACCTCTCGGGAAGAAAGGTAATTGATGAGTTTACAGGAATAGAAACAGTTCAAGGATATAAATCAGAAGTATTGGGATACACACTTAAAGACAATCCTGATGCTCTTAGAGGTAAAACAAAAGCATTAATCCTTATAGAAGAGGTTGGTACATTCAAGACTAATCTAAAGGAAACTCTTGCTGCAATGGAACCTATTACAAAATCAGGAGATTTTAAAACTGGTATGATAATAGGATTTGGTACAGGTGGGGGTGACTCTACTTCATGGGCAGATGCTAAAGACGTATTTTACAATCCAGAATTGTACAATATGTTGATATTTGAGAATGATTGGGAAGCAGGATTTTCAAATAAATCCTGTGGATTCTTTTATCCAAACTATCTTGCTAAAGAAGGATATATGGACGAAGATGGAAATTCTGATATAGAGGAAGCAAAGAGGACAGATGAGATAGAAAGAGCTAAAAAGAAGAAGGCTGCTAAAAATATGAGAGACTATGCTTTGTATGTTATGGAATATGCTCATACTCCCTCTGAAGCATTTATGCAGGCAGGAGGCAATCTTTTCCCTCAAGCTGAATTATCTGCCTGGTTATCTGAATTAGAGACTACTAAACAAGCAGAAGATGCGGCTTACATAGGGGAACTTGTGCCACAAGAAAATAATCCATCAAAGCTTAAATGGGTTCCATCTGAAATGGCAGAACCTATCAGAAAGTTTCCACTGGGTAAAGAAAAATCCAGAGGTTGTATAGTGATATGGGAGATGCCTGAAAGAAATGAAGATGGAAGTGTACCTGATGGAGTTTATATAGCTGGAACTGACCCTTATGCTCAGGATGAATCTACAGGAGACTCTATAGGATCAACCCTTATTTACAAGCAATTTGTTAATATGGGCAAGACTTATAATTGGATTGTTGCTGAATATACTGGCAGGCCAGATACAGCAGAAGACTATTTTGAAGAGCTTAGGAAGCTACTTACTTTTTATAATTGTAAGACTCTGCATGAAAATATGGATAAAAACCTTAAGAATTATTTTCAAAATAAGGGCAGTCTTCATCTATTAAGATCTCAGCCAACTGATTATATAAAATCCATAATGCCTGGATCGAGAGTGGAAAGAACCTTTGGAATTCATATGACCCCGGATTTGAAATCAACTGGAGATCAACTCATTAAATCCTGGCTTTTAGAAGAAAGAGGGGATGGAACAAAAAATTTACATACAATATATTCTATACCACTTTTACAGGAATTAATTTCATATGATCCTGACCCAAAGAAGAATTTTGACCGTGTATCAGCCCTAAGATGCCTTATGTTTCATAAAACTGCAAACTTTTTTTTCCACAAAAAGCCAGATGAACGGCCAAAAGATTCCTTCTGGTCTAAAAATTTTTTTGGAAATTAACAAATTTTTTTGTATATTAGCGTTTATTTATGTATAGATGATACCTATCCAAAAACTTTCCAGGGCAAAAAAGACTAAAACTTGGGGTAAGTCAGTACTTGACCACCTTGATTCTTTATTGTCTTTGGAGGAAACCAATGGAAGGATATCCAGAGAGGATAAGCAAGCTTATTATAATCTATATAATAATATAATAGATGAATCCAGAATAAGATACGTATTAGATGATGTATCTGATGGTAAAAAATCATTTCCAGCTAAATTCAGACATTATGACAAAATTTCTCCAAAGCTAATGCTTTTATTTGGAGAAGAGGCCAAAAGACCATTTAACTTCAGAGTCATAAATAAGTCGCAAAGTGCTTTTACAAGAGCTCAGGAAAAGAAAAAGGAGATGATAATAATGATGGTAAGTAACATGGTTAATGGTATGGAAATACCAGATCCTAATCAGCCACAGGCTCCTCAAACACCCTCAGATATAGAAAAGTACATGAACTACAATTACAGGGATATGTACGAAGTGACAGCCTCTCAACTTTTAAACCATCTGATTGAAGAACAGCAACTAATACACAAATTTAACGAAGGATTCAAAGATGCTCTTATATCTACCGAGGAGATTTATTGGGTAGGGGAAATACAAGGAAAGCCCGTAGTAAGGCTATGCAATCCTTTGAATATAACTGTACTGACATCTCCAGACAGTCCATGGATAGAAGATGCCTGGGCTGTTATAGAAGAGAGATATTTGACTATTCCTGAAATAATTGATGAATTTAATAAAGACTTGTCTGATTCTGAAATAGCCGATTTGGAGGCCAGATTCAGGAATTCTGATGGTTCCAGTCCATTTAAAGGTTATGAGAGACCTATGGTTATTAATACTTCTAACCCATGGGTGAATAAAGCTGATGTATATGCCTCAAATTCAACATCTGGAATATATAAGGTCTTAAGGTATGAATGGCAATCCATGAGAAGAGTAGGCTTCATTCAATATTCTGATGAATATGGATATGAATATACTGATCTTGTTGGAGAGGAATTTGAAGTTCCTGAAATAGCTACAAAAACCAAAGAAGGTTATGAATGGACAGTAGAAAATACTGTATTCACATACTCTGAATATTGGATTAATGAGTGGTGGGAAGGCACAAAAATCATAACAAATGGAGATCCAATCTATTTAAATATCAAGCCCAAAACTCTGCAAAGAAGAAGTATAGAAAATCCTTCTATATGCAAATCAGGATATATTGGTTATGTATATAACGCAAGAAACTCAAAGCCCATAAGTTTAGTTGGTAGAATGGAATCTACCCAATATTTATATGATATTTTATATTATAGAACTGAACTGGCTTTTGCAAAATCTTTTGGCTCCACTCAAATATGGGACCTTGCTTTGATGCCCAAAGATCATATAAACGATCTTGAAAAATGGATGTACTATGCTAAAGCTATGGGAGTACTTTTTGTAAATTCAGCAGAGGGCATACACGAAGGTAAAGGTTCCCCAATGAATGTAATGAGGGAAATTAATGACTCTACCCTGCAATATATAAATAATAATATAACTATGCTTGCCAAACTTGAGGATGAATTAGAGCAGGTTTGTGGTATTTCAAGACAGCGCCAAGGACAAGTTCAAACATCAGAACTTGTAGGAAATACCGAAAGAGCTGTGGTTCAATCATCGCATATAACTGAATATTGGTTTCAAATACACAATGAGATCAAGGGTAAGGTTCTTCAGGCTATCTTGGATCAATCCAAGCATACCTATAAGAAGGGATTTAAGATACAATATATAACAGATGAAGTACAAAGAATGTTCCTGGAACTTTCTGACGACGAATTTAATTCATCGGAATTTAACATATTTGTTAATAATTCATCTAAAGAAAACAGAGCTATAGAAGCTCTTAGATCTCTTGCAGAAAAAGCAATCAGCTCCGGAGCTGGCACATTATCAGATATAGCTAAGATTGTATGGTCTGACAGCTTATCAGAAATTACAAGACAGATAGAAAAATCTGAAATGGATAAGAATGCCAGAGAACAGCAGCAAGGCCAAATACAACAACAAATGCAGGAACAGCAATTGCAAATGCAAGATAAGATGCAGCAAGATACTCTGGAGCTTGAAAGAGAGAAGATGGATAGAGAAGACTTTAACAAAGATGCTGACAGACAAAATAAAATTGAAGTTGCTTTGATAAATGCTGAAGGATTTAGTCAGGATGACGAAGATCTTGATGCATTAAGAGAATCTTTATTAAAGCAAAAAATAATGCAGAACGATGATAGAAGAAAAGATCAGGATCAAAAGAGAAAAGATGAAGCTCATAAAAAAGATATGGAACTTAAGGAAAGAGCTCAAAGACATAAAGAAGAGATAGACAAAGAAAAACTTAAAATTCAACGTAATAAACCTAAATCAAAACAATGATTAAACTATTCCAAAATCCGGATGGTTCATTTACCATCACCTCAACCTTAACTGGACAAGTATTGGTTTCAGCAACATCTGAAGCTTTAGCTATTAAATCTCTTTTATCAGCAATAGCTGCTTTGCAAGTTGAATATCCTTCCACTGCAGGAGGACCAGTAGCTGGAGGACCAGCAGGGACTTCAACAGGAAATGGTCCGGCAGGTCAAGCGGTAGGTCCAACAGGATATATTTATATAACAAATTCCAGCAATATTTATTTTACTGGAGTTAATTCAGCAGGAGAAACTACATGGTCTGAATCTATGACTCCAGTTTCTCAGGAGTATGGTACAGCAGCATTTATTACCAATACTTTACCAAACGATACTTACAATATTTACTTTTTATATTCTGATGGAGGCACTGTTCTTGCATCAACAATCACATTCTAATAATAATTTATGAACGAAACTTACGACTTAGGATTTGAAATCCAAGAAGAAGAGGTAACTAAAGGTGGCGAACCTATAAAGAACTCTTTGGAAAAAAACAAAGAAAATGATTTTAAAGAGGGGCCAGTTGAGGGGTCAATTAAGGAAAGTAATGTAGATGACGATGATAATATTTTTAATATCATAAGCAAAGATATATTAGCTCCTTTGGGAATAATTGATGAAGACATTACATTTGAAGATGAAGATCAATTTACAGAAGCTATCCAGAAAAAATTTGTAGAAACCGTTGATAAAAAAGTAGATGAGAGAATTAATTCAATTTCGTCAGCAGACGAGGATTTTAAGGAATTATATGAATACCTTAAAACAGGTGGAAACCTACAAACATTTGTACAAACAAAGTATGGAGCAGATGACTTTTTGTACACAGATGAAGATCTTGAATCAGATGAAGCATTACAAAAATATGTTGTCTCAGAATATTTGATAAGAAAGGGTGAAGTTTCTAGTAAAGAAGAACTTGACGCTGAATTGGAAGAAATGGAAAGCCTTGGAGTTCTTGAGAAGAAAGCTACAAAATTCGTTAAAACTCTTAAATCAATAAGAGAAAATGAAAAGTCAGAACTTATTCAAAAACAAAAAGATAATTACAATAATACTGTTAATGCAATAAGAAAAGAAAACGAAGCTATATTAAAGATGCTTGATACAAAATCAGAAATTGCTGGAATGAAACTTTCTAAAAAAGATAGAGAATCTTTAAAAGAGTATTTATACTCAAAAGATAAAGAAGGTAAAACCCCAAGACAAAAGAAAATATCTGAAATTGTACAAAAAAATGATATAGAAAGAAAAATATTAGGCTTTTATGCTGAGATGAAAGATTATAATCTTACAGAAGAAGCCAGAACAAAAGAAGCTTTAAGTTTAAAAGAAAAGTTAGCAAATGCTAAAACACCTTCTGGTGGATTACAGATGACTGGTGGAAAAAGAAAAGCATCAGCAGCAGATTTACCTGAAGAATACGAATAACAATTTTTAACAATTAAATTAAATTTTATGAATGGCAGTTAGTAAATTACAATTAACAACTCAGAAATATCATTCTGGGTTAGTTCAGTCAAAACATTTGGCTGAGATGTATCAAACACAGCCTGAGCAAATTGACAGTCTTGTTACATTCATGTTTGGAAAATATGAGCAAAGAACACCTTTGCTTTATTTGACATCCGGTATGAAAAGGTCTGCATCTATGGAACTTGGTAATCAAGAATATAGGTGGAAATTAGCTGGTAGGCACAAAAAAGCAATCAACATTGTAGAACCTGTAAATGTTGGAGTAACTCCTGGCCTGGATTTTACCGAATTCAAGGTTGTTGTTGAGGACAAGTGGTTTGTAAAAGGTGATGTTCTTGTAGCTGATGACAGAGAGTACAGAATGAGAGTTCAATCTGAGCCAAGGCAAGTAGCTAATGGTTATGAACTCACTCTTATGCTGGAAACTGGTGATCCTACCTTTTTCTGTGATCCTGCACAATTAGAATCTCCTCACAAACTTTCCAAAGAATACAACTCTGTGGGTGAATTTTCTGATGGTGGATCAATCACATTTGCAGCTGGTTTCACAATGAGGAACATGATGACTACAATTGCTAAGCAGGCATCTATTTCTAGAAAAGCAGCTACTGATAATATCAATGCTGTTATTGAAGCTATTGATAGTGATGGCAAAACAAAGAAAGTTGTTACCTGGTGTACAATGATTGAGTGGGAATTCATGCGTCAGTTCATGGAAGAAAAAGAAAAATCACTTGTGTATTCCAAATACAACGCTACTCCTAATGGCACAGTAAAAATGATGGATACCAATGGTACTCCTGTTTATACTGGAGCTGGTATCAGAGAACAAATTTCTCCTTCTTCTAAGAGATTTTATACAACCTTAACAGAAAAGCTTATTAGAGACTTTCTTGTTGATATTATCTCACAACCAGAAACCGAAGGTGGAAGAAATCTTGTAGCATTTACTGGTACGAGAGGTTTTGATGAGTTTGATAAAGCTATGAAAGATTCTATTAAAGGGTGGCAGCTTGTAAATGGTTCTACCTTTATTTCCGGATCTGGATCTGAGCTTACTTTAGGTGGTCAATTTAGAACTTATATTGGCCTTAATGATACTAAGCTTACCTTAAGAAGGCTTCCATGCTATGATGATGCTGAAGAAAACAGAACTCTTCATTTCCAAACTGGAGCTCCGCTTGAGTCTTACAGGTTCACAATTCTTGATTTTGGTTATAACGGTACTAATTCAAATGTCAAGCTTGTGCATAAAAAAGGTTCTGAAATGATTTACTTCCCAGTTGAAGGTTCTGTAGGTATTAATGGAGTGACTGCTAAAGATTTCAGCAGATCAAGGGGCACTACTAAAGATGGAGTTCTTATTCAAGGATTCTCTGAGTGTGGTGTTATGATTCAGGATCCTACAAACTGTGGAGAACTTATATGTACCGCAGCTAAATAATTTAACTTATATTTATGTCTAAAGAAAATAGAACAGTCGTTTTAAAACATGCCCGTAAAAATTGGATGGGCTGGGATCGTTTTGAAGGATCCCCTTACTACCTTATTGCAGATATTGATCCTAATTCTGGCCAGTTTAAAACTGGTCTTTCAGAAACTGATCAGGCCGATTTAGAAAAAAGGATGTCTTTAACAAAAGATACTTTAGGTCCTTTTTCCTCATATTGGAGAGATTGGACTTATGTAATAAGAGGGTCTAGTAATGCAGTACTCAATTTAGATAATCCGTTAGACTATATAACATACTGTATCTGTAAGAACAGTCAGTTTGTAGCAGGATCAAAAGAAGAGCTTTCCAAAAAACCGAAAGCAGATTTTTATATGGTAAATACCATCGAAGAAATTGAGAGGAATATTAAGATAGGACAGTTAAGGGGAGAATGCTTTAAAAAGATCTCAGACCTTGCTCCAGGAGACCATAAAAAAATGCTTAGAATTCTGGGAGAGAGGGTTGCATCAATGCCTCTTGAACAATGCACGGCATTACTTTATGGTAAAGTAGAAGCAATAAATTCCAAGGAAACTGATAATGTTGGAGAGAGACTTAAAAATCTCTACGATATATTGAATATGGATAAGACCAAATTCAACTCACTGTCAACAATATTATCAGCTATTGATAATAACATTATTTCTAAATTTAAAGGGGAATATATGTTGGAGGAGGTGCCTCTT